CCGCGTTGGCCCGCTTGCGGGGTGTATTGTCGGTCTTCACCGCCATCACCTTGTCCCAGGTGGCGCGGTCGATGATGGCCGGATGCTCGCCGGGATGGGCGTCGCCCTTGTGCACCGCCTCGCCCAGATAAACCCGATTGCCGAGCAGCTTATAGAGGAAGTTCTTGGTGAAGGGAGAGCCTTCGCGGTGCTTGCCGTCCTGGGTGGTCCACGACTTGGTGCGGTGGCCGGCTGCGTTCAACTCGGTTACCAGCAGGGTGGCGGACCCCACTTTCAGAAAGCGCTCGAAGACGTGGTGGACCAGCCGGGCCTCGGCTTCGTTCACCACCAGCTTGCGGCTGACCACGTCGTAGCCCAAGGGCGGCACCCCGCCCATCCACATGCCCTTGCGGCGCGAGGCGGCGAATTTGTCGCGAATGCGCTCGCCGATCACCTCCCGCTCAAACTGGGCGAAGGAGAGCAGGATGTTGAGCGTCAACCGCCCCATGGAGGTGGTGGTATTGAAGCTTTGCGTTACCGACACGAAGGTGACGTCGTTGCGGTCGAACACCTCGACCAGCTTGGAGAAATCCATCAGCGAGCGCGACAGGCGGTCGATCTTGTAGACCACCACCACATCGACCAGCCCGGATTCGATGTCGGCCAGCAGGCGCTTCAGGGCGGGACGTTCCAGGTTTCCGCCGGAGAAGCCGCCATCGTCGTAGCGGTCGGGCACCGGCACCCAGCCCTCGGCCCGCTGGCTGGTGATGTAGGCCTCGCAGGATTCTCGTTGGGCGTCGAGGCTGTTGAATTCCATCTCCAGGCCCTCTTCCGAGGACTTGCGGGTGTAGATGGCGCAGCGGACCTTGCGCATGGGTTTGGGCGGGTTCATCAGCGGGTCTCCAGCTTGCCATGCTTGCGCAGGCCGAAAAATAACGGCCCGTTCCAGCGGGTGCCGGTGATGGCGCGGGCCACCGCCGACAGGCTCTGGTAGCGGCGGCCCTGCCATTCGAAGCCATCGGCCAGGGCCGTCACTTCCTGCATCACCCCCTGCCATTCCCGGATCAGCTTGGTGCCGACGATGGGGGCGGTCATGTCCTTGGGCTTCGGCTTCTTCTTGCCGTCCAACTCATCGACCAGATCGTCGAGGCGGCGTTCGGCCTGCACCGACAATCCACCGAAGGCCAGTTCCTGAATCCGGTAGGCCAGGCGCTTGACCAGGAAGGTGCGGTTGTAGGGCGGCGGCTCGGTGCCGGTCAGTTCGCGCCACATCGCCTTCAGCTTGGGCGTCGGCAGGGTGGGCAGCGCGGCCACCTGGGTGAGGATCGCGGTTGTCATTTACGGGGTCTCCTGCAATTGCGGTCGGACCCATGGACGCTCTGGTGACCAGTGAAGTCGACGGAACTGTCTCTGCTGTCAGCAGATAAACGAGTGGACTTCCGCGCCATCAGGCGGATGGCGCCGACCGCCAGGATCTCGGCGATTTCGTCGAGGCGCTCGGCGGCGGTCATGTGGTCGGGATGAAGGGCAATGGACATGGGCGCACCCACAAGAGAACGTTTTCTGATTGTTCTCTTATGGCGCAGTCGCACGTATTAGGTCTAATCCGAATTTCAGGACAGATTTCTGGCAAACCAGACGATGCGACCGATGATGCGGATCTCCTCGGCGCTGCGGTCGTAGGGGGAATAGCGGCTGTTGTCGGAGATGATGCGGACAGAGGGGATTTCGCCTCCGGCAAGGCGCTCCAGCCGTTTGGCAACCAGCCCGAACCCGTCGTGCAGAACGAAGATGCCGGTGGGGTTGGGGATGACCTGGGTGGTGTCGAGCATCACCACGTCACCGCCAAGCAGGGTCGGCTCCATGCTGTCGCCGCGCACACGGATGAGCCTCAACCCTGCCGGCCTGAGACGCAGGACGCCCCGCAGCCAGGACTTCGGAAAGTGCCAGGGAGCGCCTTCCTCCTCACTTTCCGCCACGGCTCCGCCTCCCATGTCGGCCTCGACGTCGACGAACGGTACAGCGACATAATCGCGCCTGGATGGGGTGGTGACGGCTGGAGTCTGTTTACCGTCCTCGTCATAGAGCAGGGCCTCGATCGGCATCTGGAGAACGGCGGCGACGCGGGTGAGCTTCTCGCTGGACGGGTCGGCGGAACGACCGCGCAGGATGTCGTAGACGAATGAGCGGCCGACGCCGGCGGCCTCGGCCACATGCAGGGGCCGTAACTCCAGTTCCTTCATCCGCGCACGCATGCGGTCGGCCAGGGTCGTGGTCATGGAGTCTCCTCGGGTTTGTGCGGGACCATAAAATAGGATTCGTCCTAACTGTGTCAAGCTTGATAGATTTCCCTCAATCGAAACAGAGGGGGACCGAATGGACACCTGCAAAGCCGATATCGCCGACCACGTCAGCACCTTCATCGCCGATGTCCAGCGAGAGGTCGATGACTGGCTGGCGGAAACGGGGACCGCGCCGACCATGTTCTGCAAGGCAGCCGTCAACGATCCCAACCTGCTGCGTCACATCGAGCAGGGCCGCCGCCGCCTGACCTTCGCCATGGCGGTCCGCCTGCGTGATTACCTTACCGAACAAAAGCACAACATTGACGGTGCCGGTTGCGGGAGGGTCGCCCAATGACCATCCCCAACCGCCCCAGCCTCGGCGATCTGATCGGTATGCCGGTCGGTGATGTCGCCGCCCTGCCGGCCGAGATGCTGGCCATGCTCCAGGAGGAGGTCGACGAGTCCCTGCGTCGGGCCAAGGCCGTCAAGGACCGGCTCGATGTAGCGCTGGACAGGAAAAACGGCACCATCGCCGCCGAGTTGCGGAGCCGCGAGGGCAAGGACACCGGCACGGTGCGTTTCGATGATGGCGCCGTCACCGTGGCGGTTGATCTGCCCAAGAAGGTGGACTGGGATCAGGAGCAACTGGCGGCCACCGTCGAACGCATCCGCGCCGCCGGTGACGATCCGGCCGAATACGTCGATCTCGCCTTCAAGGTGCCGGAGCGCAAATACGGCGCCTGGCCCGGCCATATCCGCACCGCCTTCGAGGCCGCCCGCACGGTGAAAGCCGGCAAGCCGACCTTCACCCTCAAACCGCAATCGCCCTGAGACAACGACGGGGCAGCCCGTTCCGCAAGGGCGGGCAAGGCTTCCCTTCGGCGCCCGGTCAACGCCCCGTCGTTCCCCCTTTGAATCGGAGAACCCCATGACCATCCGCATCATCACTGCCGACGAGCGCATGTCGTCCGCCGGCAACAAGACCTCGGTGGCCATCTTCGGCCCGCCCGGCGTCGGCAAGACCTCGCTGCTGAAAACTCTGCCGCCCGCCCAGACCGTCTGCCTCGATCTCGAGGCCGGCATGAAGTCGGTGCAGGACTGGTCCGGCGCCAGCATCCCGGTGCGCAGCTTCGGCGACTTCCGCGATCTGGTGGTGTTGATCGGCGGCCCCGACCCGGCGGTCGATCCCAACGCCTTCTACAGCGCCCAGCATCATCAGCATGTGCGCTCGCTCTACTCGGGGAGCGGCGTCGAGGAATTCCTCGCCACCATGCCGGTGATCTTCGTCGATTCCATCACCGATCTCACCCGCCAGGTTATGGCCTTCGCCAAGCAGCAGCCGGAAGCCTTCTCCGATCGCACCGGCAAGCCCGATATCCGCGGCGCCTATGGCCTGCTGGGGCGGGAAGTGATCCAGGCGCTGAAGCATCTGCAGCACGCACCGGGCAAGACGGTGATCTTCGTCGGCGTGCTGGAGAAGGTCACCGACGAATTCAACGCCACCAGCTGGCAGCCGCAGATGGAGGGATCGAAGGCGGGGCGCGAACTGCCCGGCATCGTCGATCAGGTCATCTCCATGCATCTGTTTGCGGAAGGCCCCGAGGGCAACTGGCTGCTGGACGAAAAGGCCACCGAGCGCCGCCTGGTCTGCCTGTCCGGCAATCCCTACGGCCTGCCGGCCAAGGATCGCTCCGGTCGCCTGGAGATGACCGAAGCCCCCGACCTCGGCGCCTTGCTGGCCAAGATCAACCGCATCCCCGCCTGATTGAAAGGAACTCCCCCCATGTCCTACGATTTCAACGACGCCCAGGCTCAACGGATGCCCTCGGGGGAACTGATCCCCGACGGCACCTTCGCCAAGATCCGCATGAGCATCCGCCCTGGCGGGGTCAACGGCTCGGTGCCGATGGATGCCGGGCTGCTGAAGGCGGCGTCCGAGAGCGACGCCAAGATGCTCGATTGCGAATTCACCGTGGTCGAGGGGCCGTTCGTGCGCCGCAAGTTCTGGCAGAATTTCACCGTGGCCGGTGGCAAGCTGGACGACAAGGGCCAGTCCATCGCCTGGAACATCTCGAAGGCGTCGTTCCGCGCCATGGTCGACAGCGCCCTGGGCCTCAGCCCGAAAGACATGAGCGACGCCGCCAAGGCCAAGCGGGTGCTGCAGGGGCTGAAACAGTTGGACGGCATCATCTTCGTCGCCCGCATCATGGTCGAGCCCACCAGCGATCCCCGTTACCATGATCAGAACCGGCTGGCCAACGTGGTGCTGCCCGACGAACCGCAATATGCCCTGGTGATGAAGGGCGAGACGGTGGAACCGGAGCCCGTCAACGCCAAGCCGCGCAAGCCCGCCTCTGCCGTTGCCGGTCAGAACGCTCCGGCCTGGGCCACCGATGCCGCCCCGGTGGCTTCGCCGCCAGACTCAATGATGGCGCGGAACGCGCCGGCGCAGGCACCGCAACAGGCTGGCAGTGTGCCGTGGAATCAGCAGGGGACGGCGCAGCCCCAACCCGCAGCCCAGCAGCCCACTCCCCCGGTGGCATCGGCCACCGGCCCGGCTTGGCTCAACACCTGACGAAGGCGGCGCCTGCCATGACGGATGACGAATGGCAGGCGCATACAACGCGCCAAGCGGCGAAGGCGATCGGCGAATGGCTAGAGGCTCGCGGAAAACTGCATCAACCCATAAGGGCGCTGGTCCTATGGGAGCTGGAGGCCATGGCC